ATTTATCATTTTGCTTCTCCCCAATTATTACCTATTTTACAATTTACTTTATTTTTTATTTCCAAGGGAATAGCATTTTCCATAGTTTCTATAACTATTTCTTTTTCCTTATCATCTTTTATAGATAGACACAACTCATCATGTATTTGAATTTGAGGTAATATTCCTTTTTCATATAATTTTACCATCGCTATTTTTGTCATATCAGCAGCAGATCCTTGAATTAATCTATTTAAAGCTTTGTAAGTAAACGCAGGTTTATAATAAGATTTAAAATTATCAATGTATTCTTGAGCATGTTCTGGTTTAAAAGAATCTAATATTTTTGCTTTAAAAGCTGTCAATGCCTCTTCTTCAGTAAGAATAGGCGTAGGATCAAATCTTCCTGTATCGTTATTCCATTTACGATCGGTAGATTCCCATTTATTAAATCTACAAAATCTATCTCCTAAAGTAAAAAGAAGTTTAAAATCTTCTGCAAATTCTATTAGTCCATCAGACAATTCTTTAACGAAAGGTACTTTTCTGTGATAAGTATCAAATAAAGTTTTTGATTCTTCCTTGGATAAATTTAATTCTTTTTGAAGTTTCATTTTACCCATACCATAAAACAATCCAAGATTAATTGTTTTAGCTTGAGATCTAGAAATTTTTGCCATATCTGCAACAATCTGGTGAAAGTCAGCATCATCTTTATTAAATTCTTTTACCAAATCTTCAGTGCCGTTTAGTTTGTGTTTGATTGCATAATGTACAACAATTCGTGGTTCTTGTTGTGAGTAATCAAAACTTCCCCACTTGCAACCCTCATCAGCTACAAATAATTCTCTCATCTTTTTACCGATGTAACCTTTAGAAGGAATTTGTTGTAAGTTAGGATTTGACATAGAAAATCTGCCAGTGACGGTACCGCCGTCATCAGATCTTATTTGATTGATGTCGGCGTGAATTCTACCGTTGTGAACGAAGTTTAATAAACCATCTATAAATACATTTTTAGCTTTGTCACATTCTCTTGCTTTTGCAATCATACGTAAAAATCTATTTGAATGTGTTTGTAAATAATCTTTTGGAAGTTGAGGCATGTTAGACTTTGGAGTTTTTTTATAGTCTGTAATTTTTTGATTTTCTAAAAGTTCTTTAATAGATGCTGCTGCCCATATCTGAACCTTAACTTTCGTTCTTTTTTCAATTAAATTAATTAAGTTATCACGTCTTTTTTCAAGAAAAAGCCCTATTTTCCTAGCTTTTTGGACATCAATTTTAACACCTTTAAATTTCATGTCAACCAGACAAGGAAATAATTTTGTTTCTAATTCAAAAATATTTCTACAAGTTTTTGTTTTTTTTGTTTTTGGATTTGTATATAATGCTTCGTCTAATTTTTTTTCAAACAATCTCCACAATCTTAAAGTTAAATTAACGTCTTGTTCTGCATAATCTTTTACAAGTTCATATGGAAGTTTGTGCATATTGGTCATTGGATTTTTTATTGTACCTCCTGACCAATCTAAAACTTTTTGTTGTAAGTCATATTTATATTTAACATCACCAAGATAATCTTTTGAAAGAGAATCTAATGAATATCGCATTCTTGTTTCATCTAATACTGATGCTGCAATCATTGTGTCTATTAGTTTACCTTTTAACATTTTACCTGTAGCTGCTCTTATCCAACACACGTCATACATTGCATTATGAAATACTTTTGTAATGTTTTCGTTTTGAAATATTAATTCATCTAATTTATCCCAAGTTTCTTGAACTGATAAATTTCCTGTTCCTGCGTGAGCAATCGGTAAATAATAATTTTCTTTATCTGTAGCAATGGCTATACCGCAAACAAACCCGTCACCCCTGATGGCCCCTGATCCGTGGTCCTTGAGCTTTGGATCGTATGTTTCCAAGTCAACGGCTACCGTATCAACGCCCTCTAAATCTAAATCTTCTATTCTAGGTGCTGTACACATTTATATGCCTATCATGTAATATGTTAAACATATTGCCATAATCAAAGTTATGTCTACTAAACAAAGTTTATACATTATTGTTTTTTTTCTTTTTGTAACATTTTTTACACATATACTCACAATCAAATGCAATGTTTTTCTTTTTGCATACAACGCATTTCATTATTTATTTTTCCATTTTTTGTATCCATCAATCCAAGATTCTTTTTTTTCATTAGAGTAATCTCGATCAATAATCATATCTATGTAGTGTTTAGCTTTCTCTAAATCTTCTTTTCCGTTTTTTTTAGAATGTCTCACTATGTACTTTATAGCGTTCCCTTCAGCAAAAAGCAACCTGTTGTGATTTATAAATTCACTCGGTTGAATTTTCATTTGGTAATGAGCACCCCCAATTTGTTTTTTATATGGATCCATTTATTCCTCCTAGTTGTTTGTTTGTATTTGATCGTAATGTCCAATAATCAAAAATACCTCTACTGTATGCTGTGTATTTTAATCTTCTTTGAACAAAAAAAGCTTCATCTCTAGTTATTGTTTCATCAACAATAACATTATCAAAGGTTAATCCTTTAACCTCATGAATGTTTCCATATTTAACTCTAATCTCACCATCAAAATCAAAACCTTTACTGATGACTCTATTTATATAAATTAATCTTTCTTCATCAGTTTTTAATCGTGTTTCCCTAAAATCATCATAAGCTTTTGATTCTGGTTTTAGTAATCCATCATTAATTAAATTGTCGATAGTATAATCTTTTTTAATCCAGTCTTTAAAAGGATCTTGTGCTTTAGATTTCCCTCTAACAATAACTTTACTGCTCATGTAATCCCAAAAAGCTTTTATTTGAGTTAAGCTCATAGGTTCACCTTTTATAAATTTAGGCCATAGGTAATGACATCGTAATTCTTTTTTAGATACAAAGGATGTGTTTTTAACATGTGAAAACTCTAAAGCATTATGTATAAAAAAGTCTCTAAATTTTTTATCGCTAGGTGTGCCTCTATAAGTAAATAAAAAAGTTTGATTAGTATTTTTTATTTTGTTTAACAAAATATCTAAATTTCCAGATCCTTTTAAGTCAGGTAAATAGTATCCGTTGCCTTTAATTACATCACCAACTTTATAGCCTTGTTCTATTTTATTTTCTTGTAAATGTTTTTCTGTATAAACTGCAGGTAACCATTTTCTAGTATAACCATAATGATCCCAAATAGGTCTTATAATTGATTTACATAAATTATTAATGGCTTGACCACATCTTTTTCCTTGTTCTAATTCCACAGCTTCTTTAGATAAGATATGAAAATATTCTGGATCAGATCCAGCAAATTCAAATATAGTTTGATCTGCATCTCCTACCATATAAAAATGTCCATCTTTAACGTGGGTTGCCATTTTTTCTATAGCCTTTATTTGAGGTTTATTACTGTCTTGAGCTTCATCTATAATTAATGCATCTAATTCAGGAGTTAAAGCTTTATTTGTAAACTCCTGTATCATATCTATAAAATCATAAAGGTTGTTTCTTTTTTTATAAGAATCATAAGATTCTTTCATTTTTAAAATTTGTTCAAAAGAATATTTATATGATCTTCTATCAGTTGTTCTTTTATTCCAAAATTCGTGTAAGTTATCGTAATAACCGTTTCCATGAGCATCATTTAAAAATCTAAAAAATTTATGTTTGTCTAAATTTTTTTCATCTTTAGAAAATAAAGATGATCTTCCTCCTGTTTCAATTATTAAATTAGAAAAATCTTCTTCACTAAAAACATCTTTTCTTAAAAGTTTATGTTTACAATAATGATGAATGGTACAAATTTTATGTTCTAATGCTTTTTTTCTAACACCTTTTTCTTTCATTAAAGGTAAATTTAAAATAACTTCTCTTATTTCATCAGCTGCTACGTTAGTATGAGATAATATAATTATCTTTTCATGTCCGTATTGTTTAACAAGTTCTTCATATTTTTCTTTAATAAAAAAATTTGTTTTCCCTGTCCCTGGAGGACCTGATATAAATTTAGGTTTCATGTGTTAATTGTCTAACCTCCGTTATAATTTCTGCATCTTCTGCTTCTAATAAAATTCCTTCTGCTTTTATATCTACCCAATTACTAGGGTTTTGTATTACCCAAGAAACACAAGACTTGCCTTTATACTTCCCATTAACTTTTTTAGCTTTAAAAATATCTTTAAATTTTTTAATTAAATCTACTCTTTTAATGTTTATTCTTTTTTCTTCTAAATAATCTTCATATCTATTTATATTTATATGCAGTTGATCTGAATTTTTTTCATAATAACATAACTGGTGATCTGCTAGTTCTTGCTTGTTTACGTAAACTTTGTCTCTACTTAAAAATTTTATAAAGTGTTTTATAAACTTTGTATCTTCGGTTGCATCTTCTTCAAAAATATAGTCTTCTAATTCAGTCTTTCTTCTTTGATCAAATTTAATTTTCATTATTTTTTCATAGTCAGCTGGTTTCATCCTAGGCAACCACACCTGTGCTTTTCTAATTACTTCATCATAAAATAAATTTGCTTTCATTAAAGTTGGACCATCAACTAAAACTTTTATTTCTTTTGTTTCTCCGTCGTTATTATTAAAGACTTGCACTTCATATCTATCTTTTGAATATTCAATAATATCTCCTATAACTCCTGCTCCTTGTACTGTTTCATATTTTATACCAATCCAACTAAATATTTCTGCCACAGTTTTAACATCACAATTCCATATCTGTGCAATTTTAGGCATACCAAATGCTTTGCCACTTTTTTTAGTTGTAGTTCCTTTTTTAGATCTTTCGTTTGCTTCGTTATCATCTGATACTTCAGCAATGTTAAAAATAAAATCATTAATTTCTTGTTCTGTCCATTCAGTATGTTTATTTAAAACTCCTGCTATAGCTGTACAATACTCATCTCTATTTCCTTGTGGTGCATATAAAATAGACAATGCTGTAGACAAAGCAACTTTTCTTAAGTCAGCATCTAAATCTCCAGGGTAATGTTTTATGTCTTCGTACTTTTCCCATTGTACGTATTCATTTGCTTTACTATGTAAAGATTTAGGAACTATTGTATAAAAACCATTACCACTTCTTATCTCACAAAGAGTGGCGCCGTGAGGATATTTTTTATATATTTCTTCAAATTGTTTTGGTAATGCAAACTTTGCGTAATTTAATTTTCCTTTCCACCAATAATGACTTGATGGATTAGTTGGTCTGCCTGATATGGCACCGCACGATTTTATGTATTTTTCTATAAATCTTTTTACTAATGGATTATCAATATCAAAGTCTACATCTTCATCTAATCTTAATGCGATTGCACTGTGTTGATATTTAGTTTTCCATTCTTCTTTTGTAATTTCTAAATTAGGATCACTCCATTTTTTTATTTCTGGTGTACCTTTAAGACAGGGTATAATTCTTCGTCCTAGATCAATCCATTGATCATAACTATTTGGAGCTCTTTCGTTCACTATATTCATATATCCAAAAATGAGGCGGCATCAGTCTCCCTCCGCCGCCTCGGTTGTCCTGCACAGGAACTTATAAATTTATTTTCCTAGCTTTTGGAGCTTCTTCAGTTTCGTGTTTAGCTTGAACTTCGCCTCTGCTTACGCTTTCAGCAAAATTTTTAGCTATTTCATAAACTGCTTTATCTTGGATAGGACCAACCATAGATACATCCCAACCAAACCAAGTTCCTTTGTCATTAGACATTTGAACTGTTTTTAGTTTGTAAATGTGGCTGTATGTTGGCGGTGTGAATAAACCGTTTTTACCTTGCATTTTTATTCCCATCATCATTGAATTCCATTTACGGCTAACTTTTAATTGTGTTGCCTTCATAGAAATCAAAGCTGTTGTTGGGCTTTTTGATAATAAAATTACAAAGTGATTTGCAGTGTTTTCTATATAGTTACCATTTGGTAATCTATCTTTGTAAGATTTATCTCTTGTAGTCTTACTCATTATATCACTGCTTGCATCGTGTATTGCTACAGGTGCACCTTTGCTCTCACCTCTATCTTGCCATTCTACTAATTGTCTTTTGTAAAATACTGGCAAAACATCTATCCCCTTTTCACCGTCAAACACTTCGTTTGTTACAGTGTTTAAGATCATGCCTGGACTTGCGCCCTCGACATATTTCCCGTCTCTTTTATTAACTTCGGGAGATAGTTGTCCTAATACTTTCAAAAATGGTAACGCAAGATCTTCTTGCGACATATTTTGAGTACCCGCATGTGCGTCAGCTTCAAACAAGTTGACTGCTAATGCACCTGCATTTTCTTTTTTTGCTAATTGTTCCATGTTTATTGTTTCCTTTTTATTGTTGTTTTGTTTCCAACATATATGTTGAAAAGTTCCGTTGGCATTTCTTTACCTGCCTCAATACGTTCACGGACTAACGCTTTCAGAGTCATAGGTTCAACCTTCAACTTTTGTGTCGGTTGAAACCCTTGACCCTTCGCAAGTTCGGCATAATCAGCCGCCTTGTTATCTTCGTTGCGACCAAAGGATACGGATATCTCATTTTTGATTATATCCCCTAGTCCATTTTGACGAAGCCAGTTAAACGCCGCTTCTTTATTTGCTTCTGTAATCGTGGCGCTATAATTTGTTTTAACTTCTATCGAAGAACCATCTGCTAATTTAAGATAAGATAAACCCATCTCTGATAACATTGTAGGTATTACTTCTCCTGATATGTGATCTAATTCTTTTTTCTTTTGTTTAAGATATTCTTCGTTCTTACTAATATCTTCTTGTATTTGCTGCAATCTTTCAACTTGATCAGCTAGTGAATGAATGTTTTCAGTTTTCTGAAGTACACTCTCCTGGTCTTTTTCAAAATCAATCATTTATTTCTCCTTTATTATATAAATCTATCTCTATTGGATAGTATCTTCTTTCTTGTTTATCCCATTTTAACAAATTGTATTTACCATTTGTCATATCAGAAACTATAGAACACGCAACTCCAATTATTGCAGGGTCACCTGTTAACAATAAATAATCTTTTGGTTTAAAATCTTTTAATAACCTTCTTAACTTTATTATTAAAGGACCAGGTGAAAAAATAATTTGTGCAAGTTCTGGTAATAAAAATTTTAAACTACCATACTGTGATGCACCAATTATATTTATTTTTGGTCTACCATCTTTTGTTCCTGCAATTTCTTGCACAACATATACAATTGGTTTTGAACCAGATTTTATATCGTTATAATTTATGCTTTCTGACATTGACAAACAATATAATAATTATTATATAGATGTCAATAGAAAGAATAAATATTATGAATTATAAATTTAAAACAAAACCATACAAGCATCAAATAACTGCGTTAGAAAAATCTTGGAACAAACCTGTGTATGCATTTTTTATGGAAATGGGTACGGGAAAAACTAAAGTGTTAATAGATAATTTATCTATGCTTTATGATAAAGGTGCCGTTGATGGTGCTTTAATTATTGCACCTAAAGGTGTTGTTAGCACTTGGTATAATCAAGAAATACCTACACATCTACCTAATCATATTCAAAATGTGACGGTTTTGTGGCAAGCTAATATTACTAAAACACAAGAAGAAAAGTTAAATTCTTTGTTTGAAACAGGAGAAGATCTTCATATTCTTATTATGAATGTAGAAGCTTTTAGTACAGATAAAGGCACTGCATTTGCAAAAAAATTTTTAAGATCACACAAATCTTTAATGGCCATAGATGAATCTACTACTATAAAAAATCCTAAAGCTAAAAGAACTAAAAACATTTTAAGTATGAGAGAACTAACTAAATTTAGAAGAATAATGACTGGTTCTCCAGTAACAAAAAATCCATTGGACCTATATTCTCAATGTGAATTTTTAGATCCTTATCTTTTAAACTTTAGTTCTTTCTATGCATTTAGAAACAGATATGCAGAAATGAAAACAATACACGTTGCAGGAAGAAGTATAGAAATCGTAAACAAATTTAAAAATTTAGGAGAGTTATCTGATACGGTAAAACAATTTTCTTACCGTGTTTTAAAAGAAGATTGTTTGGACTTGCCTGAAAAAATTTATATGAAACGTCAAATAACTTTAACTCCTGAACAAAAGAAAGTTTACGAACAAATGCGTAAACAGGCTCTTGCCATACTTAACGGTAAACAAGTTACTTCTGTTTCTGCATTAACTCAATTAATGAGATTACATCAAATTACTTGCGGTCATTTTGTTGCAGATGATGGTAGCACTCAAGAATTAAAATCAAATAGATTAAATGAGTTGATGGAAGTTATAGAAGAAATAGAAGGTAAAGCTATTATATGGGCTCACTATCAACACGACATCAAAGCCATAGTTAAAGAAATTGAAAAGGTCCATGGTCCAGGTTCCGTGGTTGATTATTATGGATTAACGCTACAGGAAAATAGACAAAAGAACATAAAGCAATTTCAAGAAAACGATAAATGTAGATTTATAGTAGGAACACCACAAACAGGTGGTTATGGAATTACTTTAACTCAAGCTAACACTGTAATTTATTATTCTAATGGTTACGATTTAGAAAAAAGATTACAATCAGAAGACAGAGCGCATAGAATAGGACAAAAGAAATCAGTAACATATGTTGATATTCTTGCGGAAGATACAGTTGACGAAAAAATTGTCAAGGCCCTCCGCAAGAAAATTGATATTGCTTCTCAGGTTATGGGAGAAGAATTAAAAGATTGGATATAATTATTTAATTTTTATATCTAAAGGTTTAATTTCTTCTGGTTCATTAACACCAAGTTTGATTGTCAATACACCATCTTCCATACTAGCATCATTAACAACTGCTTTATCGTGTAATGCAAATTGTTTAAAGAATTTTCTAGCTGCTAAACCTTTTTCAATGTAGTCTTTTTCTTTATCTTCTACTTGACCAGAAACAGTTAATACACCATCTTGATATTGAACTTTAACATTCTTCTTGTTGAAGCCTGCAAGTCCTAACTCAATGCCATATTCACCTTTTCCGTATTTTACTACATTGTAAAATGGAAACGATTGTACTTTTGACCAACTATCAAAGATAGAGTCAAATGTATCACCAAACATTCTGTCTGTGTGATTCCAAACGTCTTTATTGAACTTATTTATTAAATCTAATGCTGTCATATTATCCTCCTTATTTAAGCAAGTTTAATTGGCCACGTTATTGTGCACCTGCAGCATATATAATCTTTATATTATTAATGTCAAGACCAGGGCTTGTATTTTACTTTGCCATCTTCTCGGTAAGCAATTAATGATTCTTTCTTATTTAAATCTGTTGAATAGCTACAATGGACCCACCCCGATGAGGGTTCTCCTTCTTTGTAGAACTCAAGGATAAGCTGATTCCAAATGAGGTTATCTCTTATCCATTGTGCTAATACTTTATTATCTATTCCTGGAATCTCAAAGTCAGCTGCTGCTGATTTATTGTCTGCGCAATGTTCGCTAGTAATTTTTGATCCTATCTCAATGCACAATTCTGCACATCGGAATCCCGAACTTATAATCAGTGGCTTGTCAAACTCACTACGCACTGGTTGTAGAATATTTACAGCAAGTGCTTTTAAATTTTCTATTTGAGTAGGATTAGGATTGTTGTTAATCCCTTTCCTCTCGGCTACCTGGGACTTGGTAAGTTCGTCCAAGGTTATGTTAGCTGTTAACTTCATAAAAGTTTTTCAATAAATAAAAGAGCAACGGCCCCCACCGCTGCCAAAAGAACCCAATAGATTTTATCTATCTTGCCACCCAATTTATCCAAATCTTCATGCATGTGCTTGAGATGATTATTTTTTATTTGATACAAATCCTTCTTGACTCCTGTTATGTGTCCATACAGGGCAACGATGTGTTCTCTAACATTTTTAGGTTGAATAGCCATATTAAATTTTTCTTTGAACGATAGCTTGTTCTGATGGTGATAATAAGGCTTGCTGTGTTCTTGTCAAGCCTGAAAGAGGATTAATTACATTAGTATTTACTTGCGCTACAGCAGATGGCTGTGGTGTTTGTGGTAAAGGTGGTGTTTGTATCGGCACGTTTAATCTTGATTGAAATTGTGGTTGAACTTGTTCTTGTTGTGTTGGTTCTTCTATTATAGGTTCTTCAACAGGTAATACTCTTTTCAATTCTTTATTTTTGTATTCTCTTATAATGCTATTAAAACCTTGTCTAGGATAAACAAAGTTTTTATCTATGTCTCTATCTGGGAAAGCTTCTTTTGCATCTCTATATCTTTTCATCATTCTCTCTCTTGAAGGTTCAAATGGAGTAAACTTACCTCTTAAAATTCTATTAAACTCTCTATTAGAAAGACGTTTTTTATTTCTTTTTCTTAATTCTCTTTTTGATACTCCTGTGTCTAATGCATCTTGTAATACATTATAAAAATCCTGTTGTACTTTAAAATATTCATCTTGAATTTGTCTAAATTCATCTTCTAAAACTTTTCCTCCTCTAGTTTGAATATTTTCTGTTGTGTAAAATTTTTCTGCAGAAGTTACTGATCTTTTATTTTTATTGTATTCTGTAATTTTATAATCGTAAGCCCTTGGTACATCTACATTAATAATTCTAATACCAGAGAATAAAGCAAGTAATTCGTCTCTTAAATTAACAGGTGTACCTCCTCTATTTAAATCTTCATTAATACCTTGAAATATTTTTTTACCAGTTGTGTAAGCTCCTGGTTGAACACCTTGTACAATGTGAGAAAAACTTTTAGTTATTTTATCACTAATTTCATCAGTTTGAGAATATACTCTAGAACCAGATTTAGTCATTCCTCCTCTGCCTCCAATACCTATACCTGCTGGCATAACATCATTAAGTCTTTCTAAAGCAATTGCTTCTGATATAAATGGTTGAATAAGTGGACCCATAAACTCACCAAACAAAGTTAAAGTTCTATCATCAATATCTTGATTTTTCATTTTACCTTGTTGTAACTCTCTCATAAAAGATTCAATTGGTTTTTGTACTACTTCATATGGACTAAAATAAGAAAAGTTAATTGCTTTTCCTTTTCCTTCTTTCCATTTATCCATAGGTATTAATACAGAATCTTTATTCCAAGATGCTGCAAATGATCTTTTATATGCTTCTATCTCATCAACCGTTGTACCAGTTAATGCAGTAGCAATACCTAGTGCACCTTTAGAAGCTCCTCCAATTGTAAATGCTGTACCCATCATTCTTCTATATCCTATCTGCCTTAATAAAGGATTAGAAGATGAAACTTCTTTTGCAGCAATATTAACTAAATTAAAAGAAGTTCTAATCATTTCTGCAGGAAATGATACAAAGTTACCAAAAGGTAATTTTCTAATTACTTGTATAGCTTCTGGTACTTTACTATAAGTTGGATAAGTATTTCTAATATACCATGCGGCTGCTTCATCAACAGCTTCATCTAAAGTTTTTACTTTGTTACTTATTAAATCTCTTTTAATATAGTTTCTACCAGTTACTTCTTTAGTCCATTTTGCAACATCATCTAGATTATTAAACAATCCTCTTAATTGTGATTTAACATATTCATGTCCATACCATTTCCAAACGTTATCACCTCCAGCATAAATTCTAGTTGCAGTTTTCATAAACTGACCATTAGAAAGTTTGTTATACAAACCATCTAAAGAATTAATGGACCCTTTTTTAATTTCTTTTAATACTGCACCAAGTTCTGAAGCAACAATATTTTCATCTAAAACACCTAATTTAATTTTATTTTCTATAGATTTTATTAATTGTTCCATATTAATATCTTTACCAGCGCCAAAAATATCATCTAATACAATTTTAAATGCATCGGTAACAGAAGCTCTTCCACCAATGTGTCCACTTGCTAATGGAAATAAACTTGCAGAAGTAACGTTTCGAACTTGTGTTGCTGGAGATAGTACGGTTTTACCAAATTGTGTAGCTACTTTAAATTGTAGTATTGCTCTATATGCTCCATTTTGAATAGCATTGTCTAATTTACCAGGAGTTCCTCTAATAGCTTGGGCTACTTGAGCTGAAGCATATTTACCAAATAATCTTGTATTTAATAGACCAAGACTTTGCGGTGGAATAATTTTTTGTGCATCTAAAATACCAGCTGCAACTGCTTGTGCTTCATTTTTAAATATCCAACCTTCTTTAACTCCTAAAGCTGCTAAACGATCAGCTAATCTTTTGTTAACTGTTTGAGTAATAGCGTGAGAAGTTGTAGTTAATACAGAAGCTTTTAAATTATCTTCCTCTCCTAATAATCTTTTAATGACATCAGGTAATTCTTCTCCTGTTCTAATTTGTTTATCCATTCTTAAATTTCTTTTTGCTAAATGTTGTAAAACAGCTAATGGATCTTTATCGTCTATTTTACCATCCCTTAACAATTTATTGGTTAATACTTTTGCATATTCTTCTATTTGTTTTTCTGGTTGTGATCTTAAATTAGGATATGCTCCAAGGGCCGTGGCTTTTAAATCACGGTTGTCTTGTATTAATTGTTTGAACCAATTTACACCAGCATTAAATACTTTTTCATCTGGTTTGTATTCTGGGTTTGTAAATATAGAAAAAGATTTACGCATGTAAGAATTAACATTATCTAACATGTATTTTTTAAGTTCGCCTTCAGGTAATAAATTAGCAAATTTATTTTTAATTTGTATTAATTCTTTATCTAGTAATTTTGCTGGTTCTCTTAATTGAGTAGGTAATTGATTTAAATCTAATTTCTTTTCAAGAAATTTTAATACTTGTTCTAAATAATAATCTTTACTAGCAGGAGAAGTTTTATTAGTATTATATAAATCTTTAAATCCTTTTACTAAATTATAAGATCTAGCTTCAATATCTTCTAAATATTTTTCTATTGTTCTCGCTCTAGCTTTTATTTCTCTTTTAGCTCTAGATGATAATTGAAAAGCTGTAGAAGTTTGCTCTCCAGTTGATCTAAAATAACTTAATACATTATCTAATTTTTTTAATCTTCTTTTTACTACATCGTCTGCATTAACAGAAAACATACGCCATTGACTAAATTCAGGTAATTGGGTTTTAATTGGCATTCTTCCAATTAAAGTAGGTGCAATAACTTTTTCTAGTGTGTATTGAGAAGCGTTTTGTAATTTTTTTGATATGGTAGGTATTACATATTTATCTTTTGATAAAAGATAACTTGCTGGTTCTACAACAACTTTATCAACTACATTTAATCCAATTTTAGCTGCACCCACTGTAGGTTTAAATAACCCATATTTAAATCCTAAAGCTATTGGCTTACCAGCTAAAGAAAAACCTGCTCCTATTAAAGCTCCTTCTTGTCCATATTTTAATCTATTTTTAAATTGAACAGCTGCTCTTTCTCTTCCTGTCAATCCTTCAACATTTTCTTTTTTAAAAAATAAAGTTTCTCTATCAGGATCAGATGCTAAAAAATCTGTAGCTGCAATACCTGTTGCCATGTAACCTACTTTAGATGCAACATTAGAAAATTTTTTACCAGTCGTTTTTCTTAAAAAAGCTTTTGATCTTCTTAAAGTAGATAATTTTTTTACTCTATCTAATATCTTAAAAACTGCTCCTCCAGGTAAACCAAATTGAGTTACTACTTCTGTAGTTTTACCAATTAATGTTTCTGGATCATCTGTTGGATTAGCTTCAAATACTTCTTCTATTTTTGTGTTTAAATCAGTTCCAGCAACAGCATCAATGCCTATAGTTGCTAGATCACCTACAGAATAAGCAAATTGTTCTGTTCCTTTATAAACACCTTTTTCAATATCTTCAAAAAGATCTATATAATCTTTTTCATTTGGTTTAGCTTTTCCTTCTGATAAATCTTTTATTCTTTGTATTTTAGAAGTAATAGGGACTGTAGGGTCTCCCATACTTATAAATTGAGCTAAACCTTTCCAAGTAAATTTTGTAGGTTTTTCTTTTTTAGGATTTAAATTATTTTTAATAGCGTCTAAAAGCTCTTCGGTCTTTGTTTCTTTTTCTTTTTCAGGTTTAAACAAAGGCATGTTAAACCTCCTGTGGTAATACTAAATTAACTCTATATGCCTGGTTAAATTGATCTACGTCTTCTTGTGTTCTAATATTTGCAAAATCAGTTAAAGCTTCTTCGCTTTCAGCTAATAATTTTACAATATCATCTCCAACTTGTCTTGGTAATCTTGCTCTTAAAGTTGTATAATCCATAGCTATAACAGGAGCAGATGTTTGATTCATCATAGGGGTTTCAACACCTACATTTCCACCTATTTCGTAACCAATTCTTCCACCTTCTTTTTGTCCTTGTGCATCTATTAATGCTGCTACTTCTGGATATAATTTTTTAATAACTTCAAATTCAACTTCACCTTGTTTGAATGCTTCTAATACAAGAGCTTGTATTCTTTCTTTTTTAGTGTCACCACCAGTATAAATTGATATCGCATCTTCTTTTTTATCTAATTCTAATTGTTTAATTTTTGCTGCATCTTCTGCAGAGACAGGTTGACCTTCTCCATATTTTGATTTTATTTCATTAATCTGTTGATCATAAATTGCTTCTAAACCTTGTACTGCTTGTTTTTTAGCATAAGTTTGTCCTTGACCTTCAAGTCTAGATTGTTCTTCTTTTGACTCTGCTTCAATAACATCTCCTAATATAGCTCTGTTAAGTGCTCTTTCTTCTGCTTGTTCTTGTCCTCTAGCAGATTGAAATGCTTGAAAAGGTTGTTGTGCTGATTGTGCAGCTGTTTGAAATATATTACCTGTTGAAGGTCTTGATAACAAATCTAAACCAAAACCTGTTAAAAATCCTGGCAAAGTTCCAGGTCCCATTGTTGATCTAGTTGTTGGTGCATATTTTGAATAAATGTCTTGATAAGTTTTAAATCTTTGTTCAAAGTCTTTTGCTCTTTGACTTTCAGGATTCATAATATTTGGACTTCCGCCACCTTCATATCCTGGTCTTTTAACATTAGCCATAATGCCTTGGCCTTCAGTAGAGCCACCTAATCTGAACATAGGTCTTTTTAATATTCTATTCATATTATGCCGTCTTTGGTCTTAATGCTCCGTAAATACCTGCAAGTGTTGCACCTGTACCAAGAGCTGTTTGTAATGGAGTTGGATTAGGAACAGAACTAAATTGATACTGCCCTGGATATCCTCCCATTAATCCTGTTACACCAGAACCATAGAAACCTAATCTTTCATATGGTTCAAATGCTGCAGCTCTAGCAGCTTCTCTAGCCGCATCTTTTTCAGCTTGTTCTTGAGCCTGTTGTGTTGCGCCCACTTGACCCAATGTAGCTATATCTTGTTGTTGTAATCCTGGAACTAAACTAGCTAAACCTAGTTGTTGTGCTTGAGCTTGTTGAGCTGCAAGTTGTGCTTGTTGAAAACCTTGTTGTAATAATCCAGATTGAAGTAAACCTCTTTCTCTGCCAGATTGAGCACCAAACTCTGCTAACTGAACTCCTTCTCTTCCACCACCAAAAGCTCCTGCTCTAACTGCTGCATCTCTAATAGCTTGTTCTTGAATTTGTCTTTGTCTATCAAATTCAGATAAAGTTTGATCAATAATTTGTGTTTGATATGGAGACATAAAAGGTTGTAAAGCTTCTGCGTATCCAGTTTGTGTAATTTTTCCTGTTGTAGGATCTACACCTCCTAGTCTTTGAGCTTCAGCAATATAGGGTTGATATGCTCCTATACCTTGACCAGCTAAAGTAGCTGCTTGTTGTTGTAATGGATCTTGAGCTGCAACTTGTGGTGCAAATTTAGACGTATCAATAGGTGTAGCAGTTAAACCTGTTATCTGCTTTGCATAGTCTTCGCCTAACGTTTCTATAAACGGTGCGGGTAATGTTCTAGTTTCTTGTATTGCCATTATCCAACTCTCGATTCTAAATCCTTCATTGTTTTATACATTAGATCTGCTCCCTTGTCTACATCTCCTCCACCTGCTGCTCTTACAGCATCAGCTGTAAAAACAAATTCATTTTTAGATAATCTTGCGGGTACATCATCTGCCTTTTCCTGTTTACCAATAGGAACAAATCCTCCGCCTCTTAAATCCATTTCATTTCCACCTAAACTCATTAAACCACCTTCATTAGCCATAGTTCTTTCCTGTCTATTAAATGGTCCATAAGGTTCATCTCTATATTCAAAAGACATTTCATTCATTAATTCTTTGTATTGATCAAATGTAGTTGATCTAGGTATTTGTCCAGATCCAACAGCATCTAAATACATTTGAAATAATTCTGCATCAATGTCTGGAGCAGATGACATCTCTTTGTTTTTATAAGGATATTCTACTTCTTCTCCTGTTTCAATATCTTCGTAAGTAGGAAGACCTTCTCTTGACATTGGTAAATCTGCAGGGTTTATATTTCCACCTTCTTCATAACCCATTCTTCCACCATTAGCTGCTAATTGATATTGTGGTTGAACTTGAAATCTTAATTCAGGATATCTTGCTATTAATTCTCTTAAACCTGACGTATCTTTTCTAGAAGTAATTCCTGATAAATCATCTTCCTCTTCTTCGGTGCTTAATCCTGCTAAAATTGATGGTCCAGCTAATGCTGCTAATTTACCAAAACCAGTCATTTCTCTAGTTCCATAACCTGGCGTTAAACGTAATGTTCCTAAAATTCCTCTAGCGCCTTTATCATAATCACCCGCTGCTCCTACACCAAATAAATTTGGCATAATATTTCCAAATTTAAAACCACCAGCTTTTGCTAAACCAGGAATTGATTTACCAAAAAAAGTTCCTCCTCCTAAACCATAAACTGCACCAGCGGCTAATGCTGCTTTACCTACATCACTTTTTAAAATTTTCTTAATTCCTTTAGTTGCTTTTCTTACAAGACTTCCTAAACCATAAGCTTGTCTAGCTACTCCACCTTCAGCTGCTGCAAATCTTGGATCAAGTGCAAAAGGAGTTGGTGTTCGTGCTCTTAAATTTTGTATATACATATCTAAATCACTTAATGTG